CTTCCATCTTCTCGTTACCCTTAACATAACCACGGGCACGAGCTTCATCGGCAGTAATATCAGCAAGAATTGACTTTACTCTGCTGAATGGTGTACGATGAATTGCAGACATAACCTTATCAACCCACTCAGTTTTTCTCTTGATCAGTTCCGGCTCATTGTTAATAGTTCTTGCATCCGGGAACATGTAATCAATATCAGCAATACCATAACTAACGGTCTTGCCGTTTGAATCCACTGCATGTTTGATCTCGCCTGCTTCTGCCGCATCATAGATGTAGTCCTTAAGAGATGTTTTTGCCTTCTTGGCCCCGCTAATAATAGCAACCTGATCTGCATGACAAATCATATCTCTATCAGATCTACCATCACTTCCGTTTTCAGTAAATACATTATGCTTCATTTCATTTCCTCCTACTTTCTTTGTATTTGTTGTTTTTGTTTCAGTAATCACAGATCCAAGTAGTGCTTCTATGGCTGATTTTGTTTCCGGATCAACCGATGATAATGCATCTGCCACTTCTTTTTTACCTTTTATAAGATCTGTCTTTCCACTTTTAATGGAAGCAATTACCATGTTAACTGCTTTAGCCTGCTCTTCAGACAGACTGCCAAGCAATTCTTCAATTGTCTTTGGTTTTTTTTCAGAAACCGCAACACCTTTATCTTCGGTTTTTGGTGGTTCTACATTTTCCGAATGTTTTACAGGCGGTTCTTTTTTCTGATCCTCAACCATCTTACCAACAATGATTGCTACTGCTTTTTTCTGTTCATCATTGAACCCTTCCCAAATATCAGACACACTTACGTCTTTTTCAGGAGATTTCTTTGTATCTTCAGTTTGTTTTTCCGGTTCTTTGGTTGGTTCCCCATCTTCTTTTTTCAATGAGGCATGGTTGATATACAAATCATCAAAACCTACGAATTCGAGAATTGCAGAGTCAGATGATTCTTCTCCATGTTCAATGATACTGTCAATCCTAGCCCCCGGATCTGCTCCAGCTAACACCAGAGATACTTCATGAATTACTCCATGAAGAATATCACCGCCTTTTCTCACAATGTTGCGGATACATACACTTAAAGCATCAACATCGCCATGTAACAACGAAGCACTGGCTGCCTGAGCTGATGCCGAATCATTCAAATACCCGTAAGCATAGGTCCCATCCGGTCTGCTTTCAAGAATCGCATGCCCAATTGTTTGATTGACATCATCGTGTTGATGATTCCACATTAAAGGGACTTTTTTACCATCCATGTCAGCAAACGCCCCATCGCGAATGGTTGTTCCGTCCGTGCATTGCACGTCGGTTTTTGATACATATCCGCCAAAATCATAACCTGCTTTCACATTTGTTCCTCCTTATCTTTATTTTGTACATCAATATTTGGATCCACTTTTGTTTTAGTACCAGTCAGTTCTTCATTTGATTTGTTAAGATTTGGATTACTTAGATCATTTGCTTTCTCATCATCTAATGGCTTCAAACCAATTTTAGATCTGATTTCATTTGATTTCATAATCTCATTTCTTCTAAACTTATCAGCAATATCAGCAAGTTGTGATACTGGTACCAATTTAAATGGATCACGATAATATACAACCCTTTGTTTCTGAGTAATGGCAGTCTTTGTCAAGAATATCCTTGTCATACCATCAACAATAGCATCACATACTGGAGCAATTGAGCCGTTGAAATAATTGATATTTTCTTCTTCTGAAGCAGTTCCGTCAAGAATCGCCTGAGTAAGTCCTAACTCATTATACAGCTCCTTAGTTAGTTCTTTTACCTGCTCCCAAAGAGAATTATCAATAGAACGATTTAACTGAGTAACATGCTCTGTAGCATCAACATAAGCAATGCCATGTTTGGATTCATCCAGCTGCTCCTCCAAATCTGCTTTTCTCTTTTTTGCTTCCGCCTTTTTCTGTTCGTTTTTAATAACATACGGAAGCTGGAATATAAGATCAAGTTTCCCTGAAGTAGTTTGTTCATTCGCCTTATTTAAATTATTTATTGTTTTTATAAGACGCTGTGCGGTTGAATTTGGTTCATTCATAATTGCATAAAAAGGATTCTCGATGATAGCACATGCAGACTTTTTCATGAATATGTCAGAATATCGACCGGTATCCTGATTGTATACTCTGACTTTAACACTATTAGGATACCACTCTAATATTTTACCAACCCTTAATGTTAAGACGTCATACTTTCCTACGTTTGGATCTTCATCTGTGTCAGTTGGTACAATTGCAATGCAACCCTCATCGAATAAAGACTGAACAATATCCTGGATCAATGCTTTTCCTGATTGATCCAAATTTGCCTCTATTGTCAAACAATTATTCAATGTACTATCAATTATCTCTTTGAAATTTCCATCATCATCCAACCGAACATGATTGAAATTTATTTGAGTTGCATCGACTGCAATTTTATTATATACCTTTGATACTATTGATCTTAGATTACCACCCGTAAAGCGCATTCGATCTGGTCTGGATGATGACACACTACCACTTTCCACTGGTTTTAAAAATTCCATTGATGTGGGATCTCTCCCCTTAAAAGCATTCCAACCAGATTTAACTCTGGACATAAAAACTGCCATTATTTGGACCTCCCGTCTCTTATTGAATTATTGGATAATAAAATTACATTTTTTAAAGCAATGCTGCCAATTAATTTCTCATCCTCGTCAACACCAAATATGACAGAACTTCCATTTTTCAAAAGTTCTATATTTTGTGCTAAATAGTTTTTAGATGTTGTACTGGAATAACTATGATTTAGAATATCTCGTTTAGAAGCCCGTTCCCTAGCAATATTTGAATCTAGATTTGTTTGTATCATTGGTTTATCATTAAAGAAATCTTTGTTAGGATACATAGTTTCATCTCTTAATTCTACACCCTCTATAACTACTTTTTTATGATTTAAATATTGATATTCTCCATATTGCTCAGATAATTTACTAAACTTATCAACTTCTTTAAAATATTGACGAATGTCTGTTTGAAACATATTTATACTGTTCAACGATTCCGGATCGAAATTGTTTTTGTTAAGGAATGAATTAAAATCCTTATTTTGATTCTTTTTAAAATCAGAATTTCTTAATTCAAAATAAGGATCAAGGTGAATGATACTACTGTCTGTATATGAAAGAGATAAGGTTGATTTACCAGAACCACTTATACCAGTTATATATAAAATATTATGTTTTTTATCATTTCCCCACTTATCAATATTTTTCTTAGACGAGTTAATTAATATTTGTTTAACATAATCATTCCTGACTCCCCATTTTTGACCTAGAATACCATGATGATTTATTTCATCATACATAATACATAATCACCCCCAATCTTTTAGAAGTTATCTTTGTTAAGTTTATAGGCTACAAACGCATCCATTAAAGCTGCTACATCATCGATCTTTGCTTCATAATTCATCTTATACAATTTCAAATTACCATTAGTATCTTTAATAGTAATACAATTTCCCATTGTATATGACATAATGGACTGATCGAATAACAATAATCCTTGTTCTGCAAGTTTCTTTATTTCTGTAAGCGGAACTGATTCTGTTTTAGCACCCTGTATAACTTTTTCTACACCATACTCAGAATTTTCAACTGTATATCTTGTAACGAATACTTTTGCATTATATGGATCGTAACCAAAGGCGTTAACCGAATATTCATTTTTTGTAATATACGAATCAACTTCTTCATATACAATATCCATATCAAGAACAGTACCATTTAAGACAATCAGTGATCCTTCATTTATAAATTCATCATATTTTACTCGTAATGGTCCAGGAAGTTTATCAAGAGTATATTCAGAAATGAAATTCAAACACTTAATTCCAAAGGCATCACCATTTAACGGAAATAAAAATACAAATGCACAGAAATCTCCTCCTTTAGATAAATCAGCACCCATTACACATGGCATCTGCCAGTACTCTCTATAAGGATGAACTTTTGTTTCTTCATAAGTAAAGAAATATGTATACCCTTCTGATGGAATACCAAATCTCTTTGCTAGTATTTCATTTTTTGCAGTTGGACTGTTTTCTGCCTTATCAACATCCCTCTGGTAAGTTTCATAAGTAACTGTAATATCAATATTTGGTTGTGCTTTTACCCAATAATATGGATCGCCAACCTCTGAAATATCATCAAGCTTATACCAAAATATAGAAGTATGATCGTCTTGGTATTCGCCCTTTAATATCTTCATTAACTCCATTTTAATTCCATCACCGGGCCCATTTCTAACAACCCCTTCCGAACTAGATTCAATTATAAGATAATCATCTAATTTAGAAGCTCCTTGTTCAGCAGCTGTGGTTATATCTTCTCTTGTATCTCCGGACAACCATTCGTCAATGGTAACAACCTTGCATCTCATACCCTGAAACTTATCGATTGTCATTGGTCTGGACTCAAGTATTGAATTAGTTAACTTATTTTCAATACCCTCTTTAGAAGAATATAACTTTGGTTTTAATGCTGAATTAGAAGTTGATTGTAGTGAACCTTGTGTTAAGAATTTAAACAATGGACCAGGAGATTTTGTTATGGCAGTTCTTAATGGGGCAAGTACCTCATCAGATTGTTTTACAGTTGGAGCTGCTGTAACTTGTTGCGATGTTTCAGTATCACATATCAAGAAATATCCCTGTATACAAGTATCGTATAAAGACTTAGCAGCACCTCTACCTACGATTAGAAATTGTTTATTAACTAATCTTTTCTTTATTACTTTCTTTACGTAATGGCCACCTTTTCTATTAGAA